CTGTCGTTTTCTATCTATCTCGCCGGATCAGTGAGGAGTTGAGCCGCACAAACCCTTTGAACAAGGGGAATGAAGTCATTTACTGTGTTGGCAAAACTGCAGACGAGATAGCAGACATTGTGCATCACACCCCTGGTAATGCGTGTGAAAGCGATTTCAAGAACAACGATGGTACTCAACCGGCGGGTGTTCGCAAGCATGAAGCCATGTTTTATTACAAACTTGGCGCACCAAAATGGTTTGTTCGGGAATTTGCCTCCAATACCAGTGTAAGGGTGTTTACACGGTATGGATTGAAGGGTAAGGTCACAGGTCAACGCTGGTCGGGGGAGGTTACAACCACGACCGGCAATGGCTATGTCAACGCATGTGTGAGCCTTGCTGCCAACCAGGACGCTGGGGTAAAGAAGAGCACCATTTTGGTGTACGGGGATGATAATTTGACGTTCATCGTGGAGGATAAGGGCCCTGAACTGGCAGCGGCCTTCACCACAGTGACAGAGAGTTTTGGGATGTCTGCAGAGACAAAATTGCCGGAACGTCGCGAGCAGGCGACATTCCTTCGCAAGAGGTTCGTCCCAAGCGCTCATCGTACATTCCCCGTGCCTTCATTTGGCCGCGTCCTTGCTAAACTGCCAGTCCGAGCTAATTACAACCGGGCTGTTAGTGACAATGATTACATGGCGGGCAAGTTGTTGTCCGCTGCGTATGAGCATCGACACATTCATTCCTTGCGAACGATTTTGATGGACACAGCAGAACAGCTATCGTCGACTCCGTACATGGAGATGCGGAATCAGGCGATGGCGTACAAGTATACTGCGGAGGAACTGCGAGATCTGACATCGAAGGCGGAAACCATTGACCCCGATTACTTGGGTAGTTTTCTTAAGCATGTGTATGGCATCTGGGAAGACGACCTTGTCAATTGTTATGTGTCTGTGTGCGACGGCATACTCGGCTTTAGCCGAGTCAATGCACAGCACAAGGGTCGAGGGAAGAGTCGGAAGGGAGAGGTTGACTTTGTCGCCCCCCGCTTGCCGCGGGCTCTTTGGGACACTTGCTTCGAGTCTTTGATCACTACTGATGTTTCCCTGTAGGCGGTTGTAGCACCGTCCCCGGTTATTGCGTTCCGGGTAACCAAATGTTTCCCCTCTTCG